AAAAGAACGTTGTTTCTTCCCATCAAGGCTTTTCCACCTTTGATATTCCCCTCTCTCATCAGTAATTGATACCAGGGTTCATCAATCTGTTTCACCCCTTCAGAACCTGAAATAACCGTCAAATTGGGCTTTTTACTTGGGAAAGGAAGTTCTGATTGCTTCATCGACCAATCTAACCACTCCTGAAAGGAATAGGTATAGTCAGCATCAAAGAATTCGACATTATCAGTTCGAGGAATCCGAGCAATCCCAAAATGGTTACAAGTCAAATCTACTGGTAAAGTTTGAGCAAAGTAATTTCTCAAATTTTGAGAGATAGCTTTAGCCACCTTTACCACTCGAAATTGAGAATGAACTGTAACATAGGCTGATTCTGAGAGGACAAAATAGGCTTGAAATCCCTTATCAGATTTTAGAATCAACGTTGGCATAAAACCTAGCTCCAGAGAAGCTGTCAAAATATCTCCTGTCGTCATTTCTTCAGCTGAAGAGGTAATATCGAAGTCAATGTAGAATGTGTTAATCTGTCTTAGATTATCTTCAGAGTGGCCACGTGTAATACGTCGACCAGCATCACTATAGCTTCCATAGCAATATACGTTAGGAGTCCAGTGTGTAAATTGATCCTGGTTCTCCAGCAATGATTCGACAGAGGTTAAAACAACACCACGTGCCTTCACCATATTCGCTTTTGAACGATAAGCAAATACAGAGCCTCGTCTTCCTTCTTCAGCTGAAGAGATGAGCTGTAGATGGCTATTCTTAAATTTTTGTGTTCTTAATCCGTCTTTTGTAATGATGGATAAGCATTTTAGTAAATCAATCTTTTTCATATTTAATTTCTCATTATTTAAACAATGATAGTGGAGATAGCAATAATCTAAAAAGAAAATAAATCAATAAATTTTTGACAAAAATCAATTATGAGATTTAATAATTTCAAAAGTAGTTCAGCATTGAAAATATATAGAAGAGCAACGACCAGTATCATTGCTAACAAGATCATTAAACTATACCTTAAAAAATTTACGGATTCTTTTTTACTGTCTGGTAAATTTGCAACCCTTTTTTCTTTCTTATCCTGTAATTCTTTGCCAAATAATTCATAAAACCACCTTGCCATTGTCCAAAAAGATAAAGCCAGAATTCCCAACAATGAAATAATAAGCATACCTGCTATTTCAATAATAGTAATAAGTGAAACGCACCCTAATATAAGCAATATTGCTTTATTCTCAATCACTCCAGAACTTATTAACAACATTGAAATCCAGTTGTTGATATATATTAGAAGGAAAGAATAAGAAAAAGGGATAGCGATAAGCGAGAAAAAGCAATAGACTATATTAGTCAGCACTTTCCACAAACTCTTAGAATAAAGAATGTTTTCCCTTATGGATTTCAAGATAGCCTTGTTTATAAAAAGATAATAATACAATACTGTCATACTATGCCTCCTATTTTAGCTCAAATGAATTTATAAGATACGGTAACAAATCAGCAGACGATAGGTATATCATTCCCCCTCCTACAATAATTAAAAAGATACTCACCATCCATTCCCAAGTAGTTAGATTTGGAAAGAAATCTTTCTTACCACTCCAGCTAAGTGTGATGTCTGTATTTTTAGCTATGATAAATACTCCATTGAACGAAATGCACACTCCTACAACAAACAATACAATAAAACCAAAAATCATATAATTTCCTCCTTGCTTATTTCTAGGCTTTTAAAATAAATAAACTAACAAATAAAATGGTGATAGAAACTATCTACCGTAGTGAAGTTCACCTTCACTGTCCTCGTATTCGAGCCAGTGGTCCATAACATCCGGACCTTCTTGTAACTCACGTCCAGTAGGAGAACACCACTCCTCATTTCCATTAGATGTTTCAAACACCTTTTGAAAAACACCATTTCGGTCAACGTCCACAAAGCGTGGATATGTAACAGTAATTTCAGGCGGTTTTGGGAAACTCATCCAATAAATAACATTACTACAAGTATTTTCAAAACCAATGCCATCGTTAAAATCAACCCAGATATCTGTATACACTTCTTCGCTTTCACTTGTGTAAACAAGAACCTCTTCGTCTAATTCAGGGGTTTTCCCGTCCCACATGAATTCAACTTCATCTCCGTATTCCTTTTTTTCTTCGCTAGTAAGGGGTCTTTGTGTAATTTTTTTCCAGTCTGTATTTTTCATATTTCTTTCCTCTTATGTTCTTCCTCATTTATTCAACAATTCTTCTGATAGCAACTATTCTATAAGTATTTCCAATTCCTTTGCGATAGCAGCAATGACACTCACAGTCACGCTATTTCCTGCTTGCTTGTATAATTGACTGTTGCTATTCACTTCTTGCGCCTTATCAAAAGCCCAATCTGGAAATCCTTGTAATCTCCAACACTCACGAGGTGTCAACTTTCTGATCCTAAATCCATCTGATAAATAATTATTTTCCTGATAGCTATTCCTAGTTAAAGTAGGAGCGATGTCATGTTCTCCACCTTGGTTATAACCATGACCACGTTGGATTATTTTAGGTTCTTGCCCACCACCTTGCATTGTGGATAGAGTGGGAGCTAGTCCATTTGTATCATATACTCTTGAGTTTTGGTCATGATTTCCAGGCAATTTCCCTGCGATTAGAATTCCATGCTTATCTTGCGTAGTCAAAGTAAACATAGGTTCTTCGTTAGACTTACACCTGCACCCATTTTGTCGTTTATCCGTGCAATCAGGAGTTAAAACAGGTATGGCTATCTTTTGCCCCTCTCCCTTGTTGGTTGTGAGTGTGGGAGCCAATCCAGCTGATTCATAAACCTCTCCATTCATCCCATTTCCTGAAGGATGGATGTTTCCGATAGACCTCACTTTCTGCGATTTACTTTCAACAATGTACGCCCCTGCTCCTTGTGAGTTGCCATATCTGGTTGTAATGGTATTGCTGTACTGCTTTTTGATTGAATTAGCTTGCTGGTTTTCTTCTAAGATGTCCGATAACGAACACCCGTTCTCTGTTTTGGGGTACTCCAAAATCCTTGCTGTTAAGGATTTGCCATTCCACATTGTACCCCAATTCATCCAAGGCTCCGAGGATGGTTTCAAATGTAGCTCCTCCGTCATGGTTGAGGAGTCCTTTGACGTTCTCAAGCAATAGATATTTAGGTCTGAGAATAGATGCGAACCTTGCAATTTCAAAGAAGAGACTTCCTCGTGTATCTTCAAAACCTCGTCTGTTTCCTGCAATGCTGAAAGCCTGGCACGGAAATCCTCCACAGATAATGTCCACACGTCCGATTCTTCGAATAGACTCATCTGATACTGCTGTGATGTCATGTAGTTCTATTTCTCCTTTCGTATCGTGTATAGCTTTGTAGCTAGCTCTTGCAAATTTGTCTATTTCGCAAAATCCTATACATTCGTGACCAGCGGACTCCATACCAAGACGAAAGCCACCGATACCTGCAAACAGATCTAGAAATTTCATATGATTTTTAATTTCTTTCATCATTAAACCCCAAAAAACAGTGGCTACAAATAGTCTCATCTCGATCCATCCACCAACAACTACCCCATTTTTCATCAACACAAGGGGTAGTCCAAGTACATCCGCATTTTTGACAAATACCTTTCTTTAATACTGCTTCTTTCATGTTAATTACTCCTCATTGATTCTCATACTTTTAGGTAGCTTTTTACTCGGTAAACAGTAACCTTCGGATAAGTCCCTTTTGCCATAAAATTCAGGACTACTTGTCATTACATGGTCACTTCTTCTCCATCCTCTACGAAGTTGTTTGTAAGATAAAGAAACACGCTTCTCAATTTCTTTAAAACTAAATCCCAACTTCAAATATGTTGTTACAATAGTGGTAGCATGTTCTTTGGACTCTTCGCTTCTTGTTCTTCGCTGAAAGTTAATCTGCTTATCTTCTTCATTTAATGCTATCTGATAATCAATAAACAACTTCCGCATTTCCATAATTTTATGTTGCCAAGCCAAGCTGTAAGGTTGGCCTGAATATCGATTCACTAGATTCTTTACGGGTTGTTTAAATTTCAGCTGAAGAGGATCAAATTCGCCAAGGTCAGAAAATGGATCAATGAAACCTAATGGTTCGCTTTGAATTAATTCATTGTATAGCGCTTCTCTGTCCATCCTAATTTATCTCCTTCTGTCAAATGCACGTCATTGAGTCAAATAAGCTTAATTGGATGGTTGAAGGCGCTTGTTCGCTGTTTCCATTCTCATCATGATCGATAACGTCAAAGATTTCTAACGTGTCTAAATTCATTACAATCTCTAATCCTACCATCGTTGAACTCCTCTCAAATAGAATTTTAAGCGAACAAAAAAGAGAACAGATTTCTCTGTTCTCCTAAAAATATTGAATTATTTGATTTTCTAAAAACTCTTACCACTTACTGTTATTTTCTCCTTATTAAATTACCATTTAAAAGCTCTAAATTTAAAACATCTCAACATATA